ATGTTCGTTGAGCTGGTCTATGACAAGCGTAATGTTGATGGTTTGGTTGGCGCCAGAGAGATTATCCTGGCAGAGCTGACGAAACGGGTGCACCAGATCTTCCCTGATGCCGAAGTGAGGGTGAAGCCGATGCAGGCGAACGGCTTGAATAGCGATGCCAGCAAAAGCGATCGGGAAAAGCTGAACCGCATGCTGGAGGAAATGTTTGAAGACGCAAATATGTGGCTGGTGAATGATTAGCAAAGCCCGTGTTCGCTTCGTGCATACCTTCAACTACGCAGACATGCACCACTACCCATCGTACTTTTCCGATATTGAACGGCACTTCATCTTAGTGGCGTTAAATAATAAGCACTTTTACTACTCACTGTTTTTGCGGTCACTCCAATAGATGCCCTTTTCAGTGCCGCATTAAATGCAACTAACGTTACCGGTCTTGGAGTTGTCTTGGTACGATGTGAATGGCTCTGAAACAAAAACACATCTTCAGGATACTTCTCCCTGCGGGAGTGGAGAATTCTTTTAACTCCTGGCTTAAGAGCAATGCATCTTTCCCTCAGTCCTTTTGTGGCTGAAAGAACAAGAATATCATGGCTCACATCATCAAACTTTGCCCCAAGAAGCTGTCCGGGCTTAGCCTGACTCAGATACAACATTGCCCAGAGATCTGACCATGTATCAGAAATATTCTCAAGATTCCGCTTGATAGCAATAAATTCAACTACGGTAAGCCCCCACACATCTCTCATCATTCCTTTCAGTAGATCCTCTTGTTACATGAAGCTTATGTACAAACAGAATCTTCATGGTTGTAACATTCAATATTCGAATTACCGAACAGTGCCCAGCAACCGTAGCTCATTTTTACATATGGCTGTCCGAAACATCAAACATCCTGCTCTCATACTAAGAATTTTTTGTTCTGAACGTTTGCAGTTCCGTATTGTCTAAATGAAAAGTTCATAAAAAAGGTTCAACATGGCAACGTTTATAATCGCAAGTACCGTAGTTGTTGCTCTTGGCTTGATAGTATTGAGCCTGATCAAAATTGGCATAAGCACATCGAATAACCCGGATGAATTTTAATGTGTTGAAGTTCGTGTAACGTCTTTATTTACTGGGAATTTTTTATATAGAGTACAAACGGCCACATCGTAAATGATCGCCACCTGCTTCCGATCCACTCCGTTTGCGATCAACCTGCCAGCCTGAGCCCATTGCTCAGGTGTCAATTTTGGCCGCCTCCCACCGATTCGCCCTTTCTCACGGGCTGCGGCCAACCCAGCCCGAGTGCGCTCCACTATCAACTCCCTCTCCATTTCAGCCAGAGCTGACATGATATGAAAGATGAAGCGGCCCATCGGGCTTGATGTATCAATGCTGTCCGTGAGGCTCTTGAAGTGGATGCCACGCTGACGTAGTTCATCCACCAGCAGCACCAGATTACGCATGCTGCGCCCAAGGCGATCCAGCTTCCAAACCACCAGCGTATCCCCCTCATTCAGTGCCTTGAGAAGTTTTTTGAGTGCTGGCCTGTTCGCCACTGTCCCGCTCATTTTTTCTTCGAAAATCTGTTCACATCCTGCGCGTTCGAGTGCTTGCCGCTGAAGATCCGTATTTTGGTCATTTGTTGACACCCTTACATAGCCAATTTGCATATTTTTTACCCAATAAATTCTGCAAAAAAATCAGGTGAAGTTATCGGTCAGGCCGCCTCGTAGCAATCTATAAAACGTCGGTTTAGGAGACAGCGCCACGAGGAACGTTGGAACGGTGGCGGGAACGGTGGCGGCCGGGGATGATTCACGTATTGCAGGAGCTCTGCAAACCTCAGGTGGAACGCTTACAGGCCAACTGAATTTGAAAGGTGCCCCGATTGCTGCTGATGCTAACTCCGTTATTTCCGCAAATGGCGGCCTTGATGTCGATATGGCAAAAGGCTTCGTGCTGAAAGGAAAAGTGCAGCAGGGGGCTGGCAAAGAAAACAACATTCTGACCATATCCGGTGATGGAAACACTGGCACTACAGGATTTGTTGGCGCGTTTCAGTATAACTGGTATGCCGATGGCTGGATTGCAGGGATCACGCGTGGATCAGGAACAAACACAATTGCGTATTCGATTTACTATAACGGTGCATCATATGGCACTGGGTCAAAACTTTGGAACTTTAATTATGATGGTTCTGCCACTTCTCAAGGCGCCTGGGTAAATGGTTCTGACGAGCGCCACAAGTCGAATATTGAGCTGGTGCAAACCCCTCTTGCCGCCGTACTGTCCATGCGTGGCGTTACGTATGATATCCAGGATGGTGAGCGGGGCGTTGGCCTTATTGCCCAGGATGTTGAAAAGTGGTGTCCTGATGCAGTTAAGACATACGGAGACCGTAAGTTCAGTGATGGAACGGTGATTCAGGACTTTAAATTTCTTGATACTTCAGGTGTAGCTGCCGCGTACCATACTGAAGCAATCAAAGAACTCTTCAACTTGGTGGAACTGGCGCTTAACAACTCGGGAAAAGCGCTTGAGGTAATCAATGCGGTTAAAGAAGCCGCTAAACTCAGCGAGTTAGGTTCGTAGAAAATCTACGCTGCCATCCATTGAGGATACCGCAGCCCGTCGCATGCAAGAGCGGACTGCGATTTTCTTAAGAACCTTGCTCATGAGTAGTAACTGTTAATGCATCTTTGTGTCGCTGGTTCCAGAGGCTTTCCACGGGCATTTCCACACGAACACTTACGAACTGGTCGGCGGGAATATCGACCGGGTCGCCATCCGCCACACCATTTAATACGTTCCTCGCAAATGACGGCGCTGTAGAGTATTCCCGGTGGAATGTTTTTACCAGCACCGATCCGTCTGCATTTACCTCATAATCCAGCCAGATAAGCGGTTGTTTATTGCGGTCAGTTGGGATGTCGAAACCGCCATCAATACCACCCCAAGCGGCATCAGAGTTCAGACCCACACACCCTTCAATCAGATACTCACCGATAGCCTGGCGGGTTACAGTGCATCCTTGAGATTCATCGTTAAGCTGGCATGAACCATCCCCGAATAATTGTACAATCGGGGAGGCGGCCTTCAACGTGCCATCAGATGCCCGAGTCGTGTTCCCGGTGTGGTAAATCTGCATCCAGCCACTGTCGACACCATCAGCCATACTCATGAACTGAATAATCTTCCCGCTAAGGATCAGCGAAGAGAAGGACTGTTGCGCGGCAGAGGTCGCGCCACTCCCGATGTTCCGATCTGACAGTCGGATGCCTGAGCCATACATTCCAGGCCCTCCCGATGTTGTAGGGGTAACGTTACAGAAGCGAGTCCCCTTACTCTTGTCCCAGAGGTCAGAAATTACCGGAAGGTTTTTAGACCCCACACCAAATGCCCCTGGGGCCAGTACATCATTATCCCCTTCACCAGTGTTTTTAGTTGCCACATTTCCCAAACCGAGGTTTGTACGCGCCCCAGCAGCAGTCTTATCACCAGTCCCCCCCTGTGAAATACTTAGCGCTGTAGTCAGTCCTGAAAGGCTGGTAATGTCGCTGTTTGCCCCTTTCTTGGCTAGTGACTTCTGACCCGGCACCGTGACAGCCACGCCGTTAATCGTGATGGTGACGTCTGTGGTGCCGTTCATCACATCAGCAAAACCGCTCATATAACGCTGGTACATCGTGAACGTTTCAGCAATGTCCTGCGCCAGTCCATCCACGCTCAGGCTGTCGCTCAGCAAAATCGAATACTTTGTTCCCGCAGGGATTGCAGGATTTGCTGCTGGTGTCACGGAGAGACTGGTTGCCCCGCCGATGGAGGTGATCTGGAATACCTGCGGCGGGCTGGTCAGTGCGATGACGGTACAACCGTTACGAATTAACGAGCCAGCTGCAGTAAAGTTTGTTCCCGTACCTGTTAGGGTATTTCCGCTGATGGCAATAGTGCCAGTGGTATAAATCATATTTTCTCCAGGTAATAAAAAACCCCGCCATAGCGGGGCTCGTTAGTGGGGTTGTGTCAATACATTGCGGGGATGATGGGAATACTCATTCCGGTATATCTCTCACCGGTCACAGAATACTTGTCGGTCCATCGGGAACGGACACGGCCATTCCCACATTTTACCGAGTTCCCGCTCATCACCAGTCCCTTGGATCGCATGTTGCACCACCCGCTGGCTGTTGAAGAGTTGAAACCATAGCAGCCAAGCGCAATCATGCTGTTGCCAATATCGACCCAGCTATTGCCCGGTGAATAAAACTGATTTCGGAATATAAATGGACGGCGGGTGGTAGAGAAAGTGCACTGGCCAGCAGCGTTGATGAAATTTAATCCTCTTCCGGGTACAGGGGCCTGAACCGCAAAAATCGCAATATCGACATTCACAGAACGGGCAATATCGTCATAGCCCGTGTAATCCTGACGGGAGTAAATATTATTACCATCACATTCAAGCGTAGCTGCGCTGTCATTCCAGCGGGCAAAAACGAGCCCTTTGGCCGGAAGCGTGTAAGTACCATTTACATTGACCGTTCCACTGAAAACACAGGAAGCAACACGGCTGACATCAGTGATCGCAATAAAGTCTGTCGAATCCTCAATAAGCAAACCACGGTTTCCACTCTGCCCTGCGGGTAAAATCTGCCAGACTGTGCCGGGAAATGTTTTATCTTTCCCCCAGCCATCTGATGACCAGACACTCTGGGTCAGGGTTCCGTTTCCGTTATTGGTTATCCCATCGAGAACCATAATCGTTGTTATCAGATTCGGCGAGCGAGTCACATTCACAACCGAGTTTGATGGAATGAAAAAAGGGGTCGCTCCGGCAACATAGCCCTGAACAGTCATGGTCTGCTGGCCCCATGCCTCCACAGCCTCCCCACCATACGACGGACATTTCATTCCGGCAGTGATGGTCATTGCCGGACGCCCGTCATTCAAATCGATATAGAGTCCCCTGGCCATCAAAATTCTCCCAGAACAATGCGCCCACCATTCGACAAATTGACAGTGACACCGTTGTTATTGATCGTGACTCCTCCTGTTGAGTTGGTGAATCCGAACTGACCATTTTGGGCGTAAACCGCTCCACGCACAGTAACGTTATTGAAAACGGCATAACCCGATTTGTTGATGTGCCAGCCGACGTTTCCGGTTCCGTCCCATGTCGCGGACTGGATGTAGTTGCCAATTTTGCCATTACTGATGGTTCCGTCGCCGATAACGGTATCCCTGATAATGGTCTGCCCATTCTGTATAACGAACGGCAGTGTTACGGTCCCTCCAGCCTGAGACATCACCGCAAATCGGTCAGCCAGGAACAACACCTGCGACTGCATTCCGGATGGAGTGTTCTGAACACCAATACCCATGCCAGCAGCATACTGACGACCGTTAGCATCAACAGCCACCTTAATGCTGTACATCGCATTCAGGTTATTGTTGATGTCTGCTGATACCTGAGCATTCTGGACAATAGCGGCCTGCTGGCCATTCACGGTAACCTTCAGCGAATTGATCTGAGTAGCGGACGCCTGTGTGAAGTCAGCAAGCGTCTTTGACAGGTCAGTGACATTCGCGGTGTTTCCACCGGCAGTGGAGTCCAGGGTGCGCAACGACTCAGCAACAGCCTTACTGGCATCGGCCATTACATTATCGACTCGCTCAATACCGGCTTTGTTATCGCCATATTGCACGCTAAGAAGGTTACGCTGGTTAACCTGCGCGAGCGTGCTGGTGATGAGCGCGATAGCATTGTTCTGAATACCGCCGCTGGCCTTATCAGTTTGTGCGCCCAGTTCTTCCAGGCGTGATGCCATTGAGGAATCGAGGTCTGTAACAACCTGGCTAAGGTCAGTGATTGATGCTGTATTCTGAGCACCTACAGCAGCAGCTGAATCAGCTTTATCAGAAGCGGCCTTAGTCGCAGCAGTCAATTGGCTTACCGCAGAAGCGCGCGCTTCAGTTTCCGTCGCCAATGCCTGGCGAACATCAGTAATACCGGCTTCATTCTGCGCAGTTTTTGCCTCAAGACGGGTAACATCAGTAACTCGCGCCTCCGTCTCAGTGGCGATCACCTCCCGGAGCTGTTCGAATGTCGCAGAGTTTGCACCCTGCTGTGCAGTCTGCCGCACAACAACATCAGCAATAGCCAGAGCATTGCCGATAATTGCTTCGGCAGTCTGCTTGTTCGAACCCACGGCAGCAGCCAGGCCATCAGCATTCTCCTTAATTGCATCAGACAGTTCCGCGAATTTAGCGCTACTATCGACCGCATTTTCAATCAAATCCTTAAATACGTCAGAGTCTTTAATCTCCTCCAGGATTGCATCGGTAATGTCGGAAACATCGATGCTGGCCTGTCCCCGCACCCATTCTGTGTAACCTGATTCGTTGCCGCTGCGGTCCACCAGCTGCGCGCGGAACCAGAAAATCTGCCCAGCCTTAAGGCCCATCTGCTGATATTTGCGCTGCGGGTAAGGCACATCGGCCAGCAGCATCGCATCGTCTTCAGAACCGGTCAGGCTGTACTGAATTTCCGTCTTCAGCGTGTCGTCGGTATTCGCCGGGAATCCCCAGTTTAGCTCGATGCCGAAAACCACATTTTCAGAAGCGATGAAGCCAACCGGCTTCGGTGGATTGCCCACTTTACCCGTAAGATTTACTTCTGGTGATGTCGCCCACACTGATGAAACGTCGCTGGCGTTCACCGCCCTGACGCGGACCAGATAGCGACCCGAGTAGATACCCTGCACTTCAAAGCCGAGAGAAGACGTTCGGGGCACACTAATCCAGTTGCCGCTGTCACGCCGCCATTCCGCCTCGTACGCAACTGCACCCTGAACAGCATCCCAGGCAACGCGCATGGTGGTAATCGCAATGTTCTGGTTAACCGTAGAGTAACTGTCTACGACGATATTTCCTGGGGGAGCCTGAACCCCTGGCGGAATGACACTGACTGGCCGCTCGTCCAGTCTTGCGCCGGTATCAACAGCGGAATAGATATCAGGGTTGTAAGTCGTCCCGGTGACCTCGAAAGTACCGTCGTTGTTGTCCCGCGTTCCCGTAACACGGAAAAGCGCTATAAACAGATCGTCAGAGTCCACACCCCAGTTACATTCAGCCTCCGGCGTTTCGCTGTAGGGTGTGGTGACAGTGACTGTGTTTCCGTTAACGGCCTGGACGGTTCTGGCCTGAGCTGTGCCTGACGGAAGATTCAAAAACAGCCTGTTACCGGCTTTCACATCAGCAGCGCGATCGAGGGTTATGTTGCGGCCGTTAACCGCACTCACCCTGCCGCCGATAGTTCTTCCGGCCAGCTCGTTAGCAGCCACGCCGATCACCTCACCAACAGGGGGGACGTCCATGCCTGTGCTGAAGGTCACCACCTCGCCGATACCGTTGGTAAGCAGCGCCCAGCGCCCCCGCCGGTTTGCCTCTGACTGCCTGGTGCAGCCGATCGCAGTCATTTCGAGCTGACGATAATCGAAGCGCATGGCCAGATCGCTATCGTAAACAGGCTCAGGCGTATCTTTGTAGTGGTTGGCAGGGTCTGACCAGTTCACCAGCGCGGCAGTGTTTCGGGTGGTTTCACTCGGGTCCGCAAAGGTAAATTTACCCTCAACTACGCTGGCGTGGTTATAGATATGCCACACATCGCGGGGCATATCAGCCAGGACATACATCTTATTGTCACCCCAGTACGTCATGCCGCGAAATATACCCGCCAGATCACGAAGTACGGTCCAGGCGTCATTACGGTCCTGGATATAAACGTTGCAACGAAAACGCGGCTCCGTCCCGCTGCCGCCCTTGCCGTCTGGTACCAGCTGATCGCAATACTGGGCGATGCGATAAAGTTCCCACTTGTCTATCTGAGTCGCATCGATTCTTTGCCCCAGCCCGAAACGCTCGTTCAGAATGATGTCGTAATAAATCCAGGCGGGGTTATCCGTCCATGCCCATTTAAACACACCTTCCCATGTACCAGAGTAAGTGCGGGTTTCAGGATCGTAGGTATCAGGTACACGGATGATTCTCCCCTTCGGATTGCACACAACCTGAGGAATGCCATTAGGGAACTGCTTTGCGTCAAACTCTACATACAGCAGCGCTGTGTTAACGTAGCGAAGTTTGGCGTCAATAATTTCAGTTACAGCTACAACGCGCATGGTGTCCACGATATTCACGCTCGTGGAATCCGGCGTGATTCTGCGAACCCGTAACTGCCAGCCAGTCGAGGATTTTGGAAGGTTAACGCGGTGACTGCGCTCATAAAGCGACGTGGTTTTGTCATCAACAGCACCGTTAACCACCGTTTCATACGGCCCGCCATCGACCGACAGATCGATAGCATACTCGACGCGGGTGCCGACTTTATCACCGTTGTTTTTCTGGAGTAAAAGAGTTGGCCATCCCAGGCGAATTCGCAGCGCAGAGAGCTGCGTGTTGGATACCGCGCGCACGTACGGCACAGCCTGTTTCAGCTCGTATGAAACCTGAAGTTCGTTTTCAATGCCGGGGAAGCCCTGAATGTAGTCCTGGTCCTGAGTACCGGAACGGAACTCATATTTCACATTATTGAAGTTATAACTTCCGTCGGCGTTCTGAAGAGGCGTGTACGAAGATGAGTCACCAAGAAAAATGTTTTTACCATCAAGCCCGCCAGCGAACTCACCCTCTCCAAGCGCAATCAGCACCTTTGCCCTTGCAATGGACTGAATGCTGTCCGGTGCTTCAACGGGTGTTCGGGTCTGATTGCTGCCACCTTTACCGCGGCCTTTGATGATCGTCGTCGTCATATCGCGTCCATAAAAGAAGCCACCGTCAGGTGGCTTGAAATGGGTAGTTTGGTTTATTGCTGATCTTCTGCATAAATCCCGGCTGAGATAATCGCACCGCCTATTTCCCTCTGTCCGTAAAGCAAAGGAACGGGGTTACCGGATGCCGTAGTATTGACGGGTCCGCCAAACGCATAGGAAGGCTTATTATCTGGGTCCTGTCGCATCCTCAGACCAGCAACCTGAGGGGAAAGCATTTGCACTACACCACCCACAGCCATAGAACCAGCTGCGGCATATAGCGCCATTTGTGTACCTGCTGCCCATCCTATTGGGTTCCACCAGGTAAAAGCCGCAATTGCGGCGGCAGTAACAATTTGAAAGAGGCCAGCCCTTTTACTGCCGCGTATTACAGGGATAATGCGAAGTTCATCGCCAGGTCCAAGAAGATCAAACTCTTCCTTTCCTATGTTTATTTGGTTTCGGAAGATGACAAAGTCCAGCCCCTTCGCTCTGGTCTCACGCAGGTAGGCATCAAATCCATCAATTGTGTTAGATAGCGCCCTGAATACCTCACTGGCAGACGTTAACGCGCGGCGGTGGGTCCTGCCAAATCGCTGAGCCATTGAACCACTGAGTTTAATGACGGTTTTTCTTTCCATTACATCAAATCCTTATAGCGCAGAATTTTGATGGTACGGTCACGATAATAGCCACCGTATGGAATGCGCTGACTTAGCTGGCCATACATGTGGTGAAGGAGCACATTACCCTCAAGCAAAATACCCGCGTGGTTTGGGACTGCGGACTGTACCTGCATGATCACCATGTCACCTGGCTGGGAAGGCCCGTCGAACTCCCTGAATCCACACTCATACCAGTTGTCCATGTAGAGGTTTTCGCCCTGCTCCCACCAGTGGCGATCTACGCTGTAGTTGGGCAGTTCAATGCCGTGCTCGATGCGGAAATAGTCCATGATGAGAGACCAGCAGTCTGCATACCCGAGTACAAACTGGCGCCCTGTGAGGGGACGGTCTCCGCGAGGCATGACGGTGCGAATGTCGCCCTCCGGCCACGATGCAATAATCCACGGCAGTTCCGTGGCATCACACATCAGCATGTCGAGCTCGCTCGGTTGGGTTGTTGCACCGTCGCCGGGGTGACTGTGGACGATCGCCACCACAGTGCCCTGCTCTTCGGCGGCCGCATAATCCTCAGGATTGAGTTCGAATTGCTCAGTCGGCGACTCAGCATTATTTTTGCAGGGGATGTACTTCTCCACCCGCCCCTTCTGGATAACCACGCCACAGCACTCTTCAGGGAAGGATGCGGCGGCATGTGCCAGAATGGCGCTAACTGTTTTGTCGCGCATAATTATCCTCTCAGAAGTGAAGCCCCAGGAAACCCGCCATAATCCAGCTGTTCATTCTCTCCGAAGCGAGGTTTACAGCCTGTTGACAGCAGTCCGGAGCAAACATCCTGTGAAGGATCGTCCACCCGGTTGCCGTCTTTATCGAACCAGCCGTTTTGCCCGGCGTAGGTGCAGCCGTTCCCCGTTTTGTACCAGCCCCGCATGCACCACGTGCACATTGGCTGAATTTGCCGGGTCGGAATGAGTTGCCCGCGCAAATCGGCTGGACTGGAAAGCTCAAACTCTACGGTTTCATCGTCTGATCCTGATTTACGGTCGATGTAATAAACCTGTTTGCGCTCCTCGTTGGGATTCGCAGTTGGGTTCCCGTCAGGAAAATTTCTTGCGTCCAGGTAGTGGGCGAAAGTGTCATGGATGATCACCTTTGCCTTAGCCATCCCCTGAAACCTTCGGCACAGCGCGCCAATCGTGCCACTGATGTTTGCCACGGTGAGAGACGGCCGTGAACTCTGGCCGTCACTGCTTACAGATATGCCGGTCAGTTCATACGGCCACGCGCCATACTCCTGCCCCTGCCACCACACCGACTTCGGCTCAAGTTTTGACTCGTCGCCGCCTGCGGCGATGATTTCCGCCTCGGTATGCGGGATTGTCTCGTTGTGAAAGCGAAGAATACCCGCACCGAACGCTGAGCCGTCCACCTCGATCAGGCGGACGCGCTTACCCGGTTCCAGTTTCTGGACATCAGATGAAATGCTCATGGATGGTATGCCTGTATGAATGTGCTGCTGAGGGTGTATTTCTTGTTGCCGTGGGTAGATATCTGGAAGGATTCCGCGCGCCATAAGCCTGAGGGCTCAAGCGGCGGCTTCCAGATAAATGACTTCCACCCTGCATGTCTGTTGAGAAAGTTTTTAATGGCCTGAATGTAAGCCTCGTCGCCGGTAAAGCTCACGCTCCACTGAGGTGTTACCGGGTTGATGCCGTCCCCGGCCACCTGTGTATAGCCATCACCAAACTGCGCCTTTCGGGTACGAAAACTTGTATCAACCTGAGAGGCAACCTTTGGGCACCAGCTGAAGGTTTCGACTGCCATGGTTAAACTCCCTTGATTAATCGCCACAGAGGCGAGCCCGGCATGCTGGCCTGTTCGTTAATGACACCAGTGATGGCATCCTTAAGCTGCCTGCCTGCTGCTCCGGCAGTACCCTGACTGGACGCCTGTGGAGATCCGCCCTGAATATTGATATCGCCGAAGTTAACTGAAGGCACACCGCCAGAGACCTGCGGCATCCCCACTGCGCGAACGGCAAGATCACCATTAGGTGCCCGCGTGAGGGGCATGATTGCTTCAGGACCTGCCTCGCCGAAAATCCCTGCGCCTTTAGCAAAAGCAAACAGCTGAGGTGTCTGAAAAACGCCATTGCTGTAAGCGCTCAGGGACGGAGAGTCGTAAACATTACCCTTCGCATTAAAGGTAAAGTTCGCGCCGGCATTCTGAATAGCGGTACCGCTGCTGGCGGTTGCGGCTGACGAGGCGCCAAAACTGAACAGTGATCCAATTGAGCTGACGCCATTAGCAACAGCCATGTTGACCAGAACGTTCTGGATAATCTTCAGTACGCTCACGCCCCAGTCCTTCCAGCTGTCAACGTTGCCATTGAGCATGTCGGTGATCGTGGTGACCGCGCCACCCATGGCCTGCTTCATGCCGTCAGCAGCCATGGAAGAATAATCAGTAGCTTCGTCCACCCAGTTCGCATACCCCTCAGACAAGCCCGTCATCCAGTCGTCACGCTGCGCATCAGAAGCGACGTAATATCCCTCCTGGTCGCGCAGGCGCTCTTCGAGGTAGCGCTTATTAAGTGCCAGCCCCTGCTGATAGAACGTCTCGTCGATTTCACCAGCCTGACGCTGGCGGAGAAGATCGGTATTCTTCTGCTCAAACTCCTTACGCAGATTGAACTGCTCCTGAAGTCTTTCACGGAACCTGGAGCCCTGCCCGTAGCCCAGCAGTTGCGCTTCATTGGCTGCGCGGGCGCTGGCGTTACTGTCAGCAAGGTTGGCTTCGTAATTTCGCAGTTGCTCACGTAATTTAACCTGGTCAATCAGCGCAGCATTCTGCAATACCGTCTTTTTCTGGGCTTCCGTCAGAGAAGCAAGTTCGCCCTGGCTGACCTGATATTTAACCTTCGCCAGTTCAGTATTCTGACCTTGCAGGGCAATCTGCTCTTTTTGCTGCTTGATAAGGCGCTTATATACATCCTCGGTTTTCTCGCCTTCGGTTTTACCGCCCTTCGCCTTAGGTTTGTTGGCCTCATTATTCCGCCATTCAGCAAGACCGTTATTAATCAACTCCTGACGGCCTGTCTGGAATTGCGGATCACTGGTTAACCCCAGGTCATCGGCTGCATAACTCAGACGCAGGCGCTCTTTGGCCTCACCCTTCAGGCGTGACAACTTCAGATCCCGGCGGCTCTTTTCGAGGGCATCGGTTTGCTTTTTGTCGAGGTCGGCCTGAGGAAGTCTGAGCGGGACGTTAGCCAGCCCCTGACGCGCCATAAGGAGTTGGTTACCCAGGCCGAGTAATCGATTAAGTTCATCGTGCTGCCCATTCATCAACAGAAGTGATTGATAAGCCCGGTTCTGATTCGCCGCCTCCTCCCGAATTAGCGTCACACGCCGATGCTCAAGACCTTCAAGAACCTGTTGGATAGAGGCAGATTTCTCCTGCATCTGGGCAAGTCTTTCCTGCTCAACAGATAACTGTTCAGTGGCTGTAGCCAGTCCACGGGTCACGGTATCCAAAGATGTCAGGTGGTTAATCAT